GTGTAGCTGCCGATCTGCCACGCATTGACCTCGTAGACCTTGTTCGGGTCCACATTCGTCATGCCCCAGTCGGCAAGCATCGAACCCATCACCGGACCCCAGAACTCCAGGGCTTCGATGATGTTGTCGTTGTAGAGGCGCGAGTGGTACTTGCCTTCGAGGTTGTCGCGCTGCTGGTCGCCGTACTCGAAGTAGCGGAAACCCTTGGTCGCGTAGCGCTCGAGCACCTGGTCGATGTCGCCATCCGAGTAACCCGGCACGCCCTTCATCGACTCGAGGGTCTTGACCGTCAGCTTGTGGCGCTGGATCAGGAAGCCGTCATCGACGTTCGATGCGTTGGGGCTGGGGAACATGTCATAAGGACTGACCCGCTCTGTTTCGCGTGCGAACTCGTTGCTGACAATCGGAATGAAGTCCGGTCCCCAGCGCAGCTTCTTCTTCTTGCGGACCGATGGTCCCTTGAAGATCGCTGTCGGGTAGGTCACGAAGTCGTCGATGAAGTCCATCATCGAGTTGTGAAAGCCACCCTCGTTGATCTGGTCTTCGATGACCTTGCTCATGCGGCCAGCCGTTGCCTTGGCTTCTTCGCGCAGGCGCAGCAGCGTCATGTCATGCACTTCGGCCACACGCTGGCGGAACGCTTCAGGATGCAGCGTGGCACCCTGTTGAACGTAGGCCTCGGCCTCGTAGCGCACAAAGTCCACGATGGACAGGCGAATCTCTGGCGGCAGCTCGGGTTCTTCCGCAGGCTCGAGATCGAACGGGCGGTCGTTTTGCAGGATCACGTCCTGAATCCACGACTTGGCCGCGCTGCACTTCACGTCCGTAATCATCATGAAGATGTCGGAGCCGCCAGTCTGTGCAATCTCGACAGCCTTGTCGGGGTCGTACTCGCCACGGCGCTGGCGCTCGCAGGACAACAGACGCTCAGTGATCTGCTGCTTGGCGAACTTGGCTTTGCTCCAGCAAGACGTGATGTGACCAGAGATGCCGGACGCCAACAGGTCGGAGTTATCCATGCCTTCGGCTTGGTCGGCGCTCACGTCCGCTTGGACAGGCGGCTTTGCCTCGTACACAGATGTCATTGGAAAACCTCTTAGGTCCAGCCCTTGCTGGAGGATTGTTTGACCGTTCGGGCGCGGACCGTCTTGTTGCCTTCCCGAGCTGCAAGGCAGAGGTACTGCAATGCGTCATGCGGGTGACTGAACTTGTCCTTGACCGGACGGTCTCGATACCGCTCGCCAGCAACCTTCAGGCGCTCGTAGCGGTAGCCGCCCAGGAAGCCCTTGCGGAGCGTTCGGCAGTTGGGTGAGAGCAGGAACCCCGGTTCACCCCCAGCCAGTCGGTTGAGGAAGAACGCAACAGATTCCCGGCGTGGGATGAAGTCGTTCGTGTCGGTGGGTTCGCTTGCGATCCCGACCTCGAGCAGCTCCTGGTAACAGGTTCGCTCGTCTGTTGAGGAACGGCTGACACCCGCAGGGTCGCCCCTCGAGATCAGCCGTGCCCCGGCGTATTTGTTCATCAGCTCGGGCCGAACAATCTCGGAAGCGAACTGGCGAATGCCCATGTCTTGCGCGACGAACTCCTCGAGGATGAGGAGCTGGCCCTTGGCGCTGATCTGTCCGACGATGCAGGCTGGCGTCAGTCCGAAGTCCCAGCCCAGGTACAAAGGCAGACCAGGGTTAAACAGCAGCTCCTTGTCGGAGCAGTGAACCTTGTCGCTGTACTCGGGGTAGACCGGCTTGCCGTCGGCGGTGGTGCCGTACTGGCCGAGGACGAAGACCTTGATCCAGTCGTCCTGCTTGCCGCCGATCATGTTCAGGTAGTAGCCGTACCCTTGCGCCAGATTGAAAACGTTTTCGGCCAAGGGGTTGGGTTCATACCAAACCTGTTCGTCGTCCTGGTGGCGGATTAGACCCCCTGGCTGGTCAAAGAACTCCCAGTTGTCTGGCGTCTCTTCCTCGGCGAACTTGTAGTACCAGTGATCGTCGTCCGGTGGGTTGGTGTCCAAGATGACGCAGGGGTGGACAGCACCGCCTTGAGTCTTCGGCGGAAACCGGCCAACACGCTGGGTCAGCATGTCGAACACTTCCTTGGGTACTTCGGATGCTTCGTTGATCCAGCCGCCAGTCAGCTCGAGGGAGCGCAGCTTGCCGGTCTCGGACGCTTTGTCCAACGCGATGAAGATGACCTCCAGCTCCAGGCCGGTACCGTCACCGATGTCCTTGATCTTCAGCGTGCTGGTGATCGGGGCATCCCACTTGATCGGGGCCAGATCGCTGTCCATCCAGTTTTCCCACGTCTTGATCGTGGTGGACTTCAGCTCTGGGTAGGTGTTCCGAATCACAGCCCAGCGCGCGCGCCGGACGCCGTTGTACGGAATCTGTTTCAGCGAGTGCTTGACGATCTCCATGCAGCAAGTCGAAGACTTGCCGGAGCCGACCGGCCCCTTGATGCCGCGAACAAACGCCTCACTCTGGTGAAACGCCGCTGCTGTCGCCCCCGGAGGGCGGTACTGGATTTTCTGTGTGGCCATCAAATCATGCAGCCACCGTGCAACTGCCGCTTTGCGGTCAAGTAAGCGCCGTGTGCTGCCTCCGGTGTCTGGAAAAAGCCGAGATACCGTTTGGCACCATCGACGTTGATGTTTGCCACAAAGCCTCGAGGCACCACCGAGACTCCGAGGAATCCCGTCTTGCTGTTGCTCTTTGCGGCGCGAATGTTTTGCTGGTTGTCCGACTTGGTTCCGGGTCGGAGGTTTGAAATGCTGTTGTCTGTCCGGTCGCCGTTGCGGTGGTCGATCTCTCGCTCGCTTGGCCATTCACCGTTGACCATCATCAGAGCCAGCCGGTGGGCCGTGTACAGCTTGCCGTCAATGCTGATCTGGATGTAGCCGCATCCGTTGATGCCGCCAGCGACATCTCCTGCCTTCACACCGGCAGATCGCTTGACCCGCCAACGAAAGATTCCGGTCTCGACGTCGTAGGTCAGCAGCTCTTTCAGCCGCTCAATGGTTAAAATCCGCTTGCTCATTCGATGCTCCTATCATCGGTTGGGAAGTGAAGCCTCAGTGTTTGCAGCACTGGGGCTTCGCGCTTTATTCCGCTGGCTTTTCTTCAGGCGGCGGAGTGAATGACGTGTCGATCATGAAGACCACTTGTTTGGCCTCGATGTCATGCTTGAACGACGCGAGGTTGGGCAGCGTCTTGTCCAAAAGCATCTCGATGGCCTTGATCCGCGCAGGGGTCAACTTGGCCTTCGATGTCCCCAGGGCAAAGCCCTGAAGCGTGTTGACCAGTTGGGTGGTCTGAATCTTTTCGCGCACGTCCTTCGCGTTCTGTTCGCGGCGCAACGTGGCGTGCTGCTCCATCTCCGCCTTCAACTTGAGGCGACGAGCTTCAGCGCGGTCAGCGCTTGCAGCTTTTTGCTCTTCAGTTTGTTTGCGTGGCATGGAGAAAATCTTTCGGTTATGGCTGATGGCGACCGAGAACCCCCAGTCCGATGCGAATCCCGGCGCACTTGACCATCAAGACAACGGGCCGTTGCAGATACGGCTGCTACTTCCAAAAGACACCGCTGGTTTCCCTGCGCGACGAAGTAGCTGTTTGCGAAGCGGTGCACCACTTGCGGTGTTAACAGTGCAGGTTGCGAGGACTGCACATCCGCTGTCTTGATGGTGATCCGTCTCGTGGATCAGCCGGTTCGATCAGCGCGAGGAGACACCATGACGCCTCGAACTGCGGGAGTTGAACCTCACACCCCGCTTGAGGAACCCTTGGGCCGGTGACACTTGTCTCATCGTTGCCCCGAATGTATCCACTTGATCCGGTTATCCACAAGGGGACTTGTCTGCCTTTTCCGGTCTTTTGTGAAAAAAATTTAATCCGGGCATTCAACATGACCCCCCTCCCCCAGTTCCTGGTCCACATAGGTATCTATGGGTAATGGGTAATGGGTAATGGTTGGTTGAACGACTTGCCAACGTCCGTTGAGAAAAAGGCAGCAGACGTTGAACGTCCGTTGAACATCCGTTGAACGGTCGTTGAACAGACGTTGAACGTCCGTTGAGCGTTCGTTGGATTCCATGCCACCGGCCCAATGAAGGCAGGGATTCGTGGCATTCGCCGGGATAGCACCTCGATATTGGCGTTGAACGTCCGTTGAACGAGCGTTGAACGTCCGTTGGATTTGGGGGCGATATCGGAAAAGCGATATCGGGAAGGCAGGGTTAGGAAGGGACATGCGCGTGTATAGGGGTGATAGGTAGAGGCTCAGGACGCCCAGGCCCGCGCTCGCGGCCAGCCCACCCCCCCACGGGTGCGGCACTCACGACCGCCCACAGATACGAAATCAGGTGACATGCCGCATGGATAGAGGCTTTCAGCCCATGTGGTGCGTGTAAATGTGCGAGTGCCGCGAGGAAAGAGGCCGGATTTGGCAGGGTTTGGCAGGGTATCGGGGCCGGTCTGTTCGGGCTGATTGCCACCTTCGGTGAGGGCAATTCGATGGTTTCTCGCGGGATTGCCCGTGTATTGGTGTGCCAATCTTCGATTTCAGCCGGTCTGTTTTCGTTTGCCGTCAACCACTTAGGTTTTCTGGCTGAGTCCCTTTAGGGAAAGAAGCTCGGTCTGTACTGACTCCCTACGGGAACAGAGACCGGAATGCTCGGTGTCAGCAACTTTTCCCGGCTTACCCCTGCGTCGTCCTACGGACTGCGACTGCATCGCGCATTGATGCCCATGTGAATCGCCTGATCGTCAGGTACGTGATTCCTCCCTTCTGTGTGTGATCCCTTCGGGACGTGCATGGAAGGTTTGGGGTCCACAGATTTCCCCGGCTCGAGGCCAGTCTGTTCCCCGATTTGCCCCGGTTTCGGCCTATTTATCCCTACGGGATGGAACAAGATGCCTTGACAATGTGACAAGGGTTCTGGCAAAGTTCAGGGTGTCGATTCGGCATCAACCCCGAACAACTCGACCAGTAAGTGCTGCAAACGATGTGTGACCCGATAGGCGACGCCCCACGATTCGATGGGGATATGCAGAGGCCGCAACGATGCACTGAACCGAACGATTCGACCCGAACGGCCCGGAATGGTCGGACTCCAGAGGAGTCAGTGATCGCTGTGAAGCGGATACGTCACTGAAAGCCAACGGGAAGGTCGCCGATTACAAGGCCGCCAAGAGGAACAGACCTTTAGGTCTGGCCGAGGGGACAGCTTCTCCCGGCTCTCAACTCACCCCTTCGGGGTGTTCACACGGCAAGTCTTTTCCGGCTTGCCGCCCAATTCCTACGGAATTTCAAGTGCAGGACATGCCGCCTCGTCGCCGTGTCCTGTGCTGGACGTTCCGTCCTCATCCGCAACTCATGCAACTCACGAAAGGCACCCCATGAGCAACAACGTCATTTCCCTTCGGGAAGACCTCTTGGCCCTCCCCAAAGCACAGATTCTCGATCTGTTCGGCACCCTGAACGGCACCGGGAAACCCGGTTTTGACCACGAACGAAGCAAGAAAAGCGAGTGTGTGGACATGCTGATTAATCAGTACGCCGCCTCCGCCATTGACGAAGCAATGCGGGGTTTGCCTTTGGCAGTCCCTGTCGCTCCCCGAGTCGCCGCTCCGGTTGCCGCTCCCCGTGCCCCGGCTTTGCCGGGTATTGACCAGAATGCCGTGGCCCAACAAATGGCAAGTCTGTTTGCCATGATGACCAGCTCCGCTGTCAACGAAGACAAGGTCCGGGCCATCGTTGACGATGTAATCGGTCAGCGTGTCCCCCGAGCAATCGAGATTCGCCGCCCCGATGCCGAGCCAGTGAAACTGGAGGAAAGGGTCCACCCGGCTTATGACAAAGTCATCAAGCTGGCTTCGGCTGGTGTCAACGTCCTGCTGGTCGGTCCTGCGGGATGCGGCAAGACCCACCTGTCACACCAAGTCGCCAAGGGCTTGGGCAAAACCTTCGGTTCGATCAGCGGTTCGGCTGGTGTCTCCGAAGCCCAACTGACTGGCCGACTCCTCCCTACGGGAGAAAACGGTCGGTTCGAATACACCGAGTCGCCGTTCATTCGGGAATACACCAAAGGTGGTGTCTTTCTGTTCGACGAGTTGGATGCGTTCGATTCCAACTGTCTGTTGACAGTCAACTCAGCGCTGGCCAATGGCGGTTTCGAGGTTGAGGCCCGAGCCGCCGCCGGTCTGTCCACCTACGTCAAACGGGATGCCGGGTCTGTCCTGATCGGTTCGGCCAATACCTTCGGTACTGGTGCCGGTGCTCTGTATGTCGGTCGGTCTCAGCTCGACGCCGCAACTCTCGACCGCTGGTATGTGGTCACGATGGACTATGACCGTGAGTGGGAATCCACCCTGGCCCCGGCCCATGTCTGTGCCTTCGTCTGGAAGCTCCGCGATGCAATCGGCCAGTACAAGATGCGCCGCGTTGCCTCGACTCGAATGATTCAGAAAGCGGCTTTGGCCCTCAACGCTGGCATCAAGTGGAACGAAGTTCAAGCCGATCTGTTGTCCGGCTGGTCAGCAGAAGAAAAATCCAAGGTCGGCGCTTAATCCTGAAAGGAACCCCCATGAAAGCAACGTACATCCTCGGCGACTACGTCGCCCTGATCTCGGCTGGCAAATGCGTCAACCCCGACAACGAGTCCAGCTTGAAAAGCTGGCGGGAAGAAGATGTGGGACACCGCTGGTGCGGCACCGACAAAGCCAAGAAGAAAGGCGAGACCCCGACACAGACAACCCTGCGACTCATCCGCGAAGGATGGGACGAAGGGGTCAAGCTGATGGATTCTGTCGCCGGGTCTGTTGAAATCCCGACCCCGGTCAGCATTCGACGCCGCAACGTCTGGTCCGATCAAGGCGACGAAGTCGAAATGCAACGAGTCTGGCAAGGCCAACTCGATACGGCATGGCGCAAGGTTGCCAAGCCGCTCGGCATGGGTCCGAAGCGGGTCCGTGTGGTCATCGACTCCATTGCATCCGGTGGCGAGGACGAAGAGAAGATGCGCTGGAGAGGTGTGGCCGCGATGAAGCTGGCCGATGCCCTTATCAATGCCGGGTACTCCGTACAAGTCGAGTCGGCATTCAAGGGAACCGACAACGAAGAATGGGTTGCCCGAGTCATCGTCAAGGAATACACAGCACCCCTCGATCTGTCCAGTCTGGCCGCGACGACTGCCCTGCCAGCTTTTTTTCGGGCCTTGGGTCACGACTGGCACTTCATCCCCTCCGAGCGCCGCATTCGTAGTGCTGGCTATTCCGTCTGCGATCTGGACAAGGACGATGTGGCCGACAGCGGCGACGAGGCGCCGGTCTTTCTGGCAAGCCAGAAGCTGACGACAGACACCAAGGCTGCGGCTTGGGTGGCCGAGTGCGTCAAGGAACTCCAGAGCGAGATGGAGGAAGCGTGAACGGGAGGCAGGGGCGACCCTGCCCCTCCCCGTGAGCATTCGACAGAGTGTTCACCGGGAGGCTTTGCCTCATGTTTCAAATGAAAGGAATCACCATGCGACTCACCAAAACAATCCGCGAATCATTCGTTCGAGCTGCGATGAATGACGTGCCCCAAACAGATTACAACGAACAGATCACCAAACTTGCAAAGCAAGAGGCCGAGGCAATGATGCCGCCCGAGGTTGCCAAGGCGTACAAGCTGCACCCCGACTGGTTTCCGACCGTGGGGCACTACATTGGCTATCAGGCGGGGTATGTTTACATCCCCCTGCCAAGCGGCCTGACGATGGCCGACAAATCAAAAGCCAAGCTGTTGGCGCTGGCCGGGGACAAAGTGGCGCAAGAAAAGGACCGCAACGCCCTTTCAGCGAAGCTGCAAGCAGCCGCCGACTCAGTCACCACCCGCAAGGCACTGGTGGCACTGCTGCCCGAGTTCGAGAAGTACCTCCCCGCCGATGACGAAGCGGCCTGCAAGACGTTGCCTGCGGTAGCCAATCTGTTGGCCGACTTCAGCAAGGCTGGCTGGCCTAAGTCAGCCACGGCCAAGACCGCCAAGTCCACGAAGTAACCCAAGCGAGAGGCAGCAACGCTGCCCCTCCGACTGTGCATTCAACCGAGTGCATAGCCGGAGGCTTTGCCTCGACCATGTTCAACGAAAGGAACAGACCATGACATTGCACACCATGCGAGGCACTCGCCGCTCACTGTGGGTGGATGACGGGTTCGGCAATCTTTCCCGGATTGCCTTCGCTCAACTCATCACCCGCATCACATCAGGATGGCCGGAACTTTAAGCAACTCACGAAAGGAACAGACATGCGACTCACTCTAATCTTGGGACTCGACCACGTTGAACGTGACACTCAGCACCTCGAGGTAATGCGGATTCTCGACGAGCTAACCAGCAAGCTGGCAGACACAGGCTGCGTCAATGCAGGGGACATGCACATCCTGCGAGACATGAACGGAAACCGAGTCGGCGTTGCCGATGTAACAGACAACTGAAAGGAACAGATATGGGACTCGATATGTATGCCTTCGCTGTGCCGTCCGAACTGGTCGGCAAACAGCAAACAGATGTGACCCTCCCCGATGACTATGACCGGGAGCAAATCTTCTACTGGCGAAAGCACCCGAACCTGCATGGCTGGATGCACGACCTCTACAAGCGGAAAGGGGGAACAGACGACGACTTCAACTGCAACACGGTGCGGCTCGACAGCGACGACCTCGACGAACTCGAGCGAGACCTGACCTCACTGCCCGACACCGAGGGATTCTTCTTTGGGCAAAGCACACCCGAGGACACCGAGCGGGACAAGCAATTCATTGCACTGGCCCGAGAGAGACTGTCCGAAGGCGACGCAATCCTCTATGACTCATGGTGGTAAGCAGCTCACGAAAGGAACAGACATGGCAATCAAACAGAAGCGACAGACAACGACCATTGAGATCGACCTCACTGGTCCGGGCGGCAACGCCTTCAATCTGCTGGCAGTTGCCCACCGCCTAAGCCCGCAGCTTGGGCTGGATGCGGAGGCAGTTGATGCGGAGATGAAGGGCGGCGACTACGAGAACCTGATCGCAGTCTTCGACAAACACTTTGGTGACTACGTCACCCTATACAGATAAGGAATCCAATGACCCTGCAAGACCTGAAACTCAACACCGTGGAGAGCGTCACCGCAATGGTGGAGCGCGTCGCCAAAGCAACCAAGCCCGAGGCCGACTCAAAGATGGCTGGCGTGATCGAGGCCGTTGTGAACTGCATCGACAACAGAAGCGGCTTCGACGCTGACATTGCCCGAGCACTCAACATGGTGCGGAAGGCATACGGACTGACAGCACCCATCAAGCCGAGCCAGCAAGCACGAGACCTGAACGCAGCGAGGGAGGCGGAAGCCAACCAGGCGGAACAGATTGAACAGATCGACCAACCAATGAGGTCAAGCACATGAACACACCCTACAACACCGGCAAGGTAAAGATCGGCATCGCCTACCAACCACCGACGCCACGCAATGACCGCGACATGGACAGAGTGCAGAGCGCACTCACTCCGCCCTCCCCTCGACTGATCGAGACTCACCGCCAAGAGCTTCGCTCCTACCTGTTCGACGCATTGCTGTGGACAGCTTCGCTGCTCATGGCCTGTGCCGTTATCGAAGCACCAGCCATCCATTCATTCATCCAATCCCTCTGAAAGACACCATGACACACGCCGCATTCACCACCTGCCTGATCGACCCGTTCACACAGACCATCACCGAAGTGCAATACCGAGGCGACTACAAACACATCTACGAGCTGATCGACGCCGACACCTACGATGCAGCCCGCATCAACAAGCACGGCGATGCACTGTTCGTTGACGACGAGGGTCTGTTCAAGGAAGAGCAAGCGTTCTTCCTGCACAAGGACTACCCGCAACCCCTCGCTGGCAAGGCGCTGCTGCTGGGATGCCGAGCATCCGATGGCGAGACCATCGCCCCAACAGAAACACTGGAGGAGCTGACCGCCAACATCCAATTCGTCATGCCTGTTCGAGTGAACGGCGAAGTGGTCTGGCTCGACACAGAGGGACAGATCGCTCATGTCTGACACCAACCAACCCCAACCCCTACGGGCCGCTGATGCGGCCCTTTCTTTTTCTACCACTCCAAGGAACCTCATGAACTTCACCACCCACAACACCGCCGAGATCGACATCAACGGCTCATGCCTGCAAGGCGAGATCACCGCTGGCTATGCCGAGCTGGTCAGTCTGTTCGGCGAACCCCACGAGGGTGACGGCTACAAGGTCGATGCCGAGTGGGACATTCGATTCGAGGACGGAACTGTTGCCACCATCTACAACTGGAAGAACGGCAAGAACTACTGCGACAAGGACGGCACGCCGACAGAACAGATCAC